CTCGCGCAAAGAAAAACGCGTTTCTGGATAGTTTATGGCTCGGGGTAGAAAGGCAAAAGACCGGAAGGTAGTCCAGATGGAGGGGCCGGTGTCGCATCGGCCCGAGAAGCCGGCACCGCCGGCGGGAGCTGCTGGCGCGCTGGATGTTCCGGACTGGTTTGATGACGACGCCAAGTGGGCGTGGGCCTTCTGGAGCGACCAGATGAAGCAGCTCGGCGTCATGTTCCTGATTGACAGTTTGGCGCTGCAGGGTGCGTGCGCGGCCTACTCGCGGGCGGTGCGCGCCGAGCGGCTGTTGAACCTGGAGCCGCTCAACTGGCGAGCGAACATCGCCGCCAGCCGCAACTGGAAACAGGTGAAAGATTTTTGTGTCGAGTTCGGCCTGACGCTGGTGAGTCGGAACCGGATCGTGACGGCGAATCCGCAGCTGAAGCTCGATCTGGAGTTGGAGGCAGCGCTGAACGCATGAGCGCCGCGGCTGTGCCCACGCAAAATTTTTCCTTCGACGCTGCGCGGGCGCAACGAGTCGTCAAGTTCATCGAGCGGATCTGCTGTCACACGAAAGATCAGTGGTCCGGCCAGCCGTTCCTGCTCGAGCCCTGGCAAAAGGAAGAGATCATCGAGCCGCTCTTCGGGTGGGTCAGGGCTGACGGCACGCGCAAACACCGGACGGCCTACATTTCAATGGGCCGCAAAAACGGGAAGAGCGAATTAGGCGCTGCGATCGCGCTCTACCTCACGTTCGCCGATGGCGTCGAAGGCGCCGAAATCTATTCGGCCGCCAAGGATCGCGACCAGGCGTCGCTCGTGTTCGACGTCGCGGCCGACATGGTGGAGATGTCGCCGATTCTTTCGCGCCGGGCGAAGGTGCTGCGCGCCACAAAGCGCATTATCGACTTGCAGACGCGCTCGATCTACCGGGCGATCAGCGCCGACGCCAAGAGTAAGCACGGTTACAACGCCTCCGGCGTGATCTTTGACGAGCTGCACACGCAGCCGAACCGCGAGTTGTGGGACGTGCTGCGCACCTCGAAGGGCGCTCGCCTGCAGCCGCTCATCGTGGCACTCACGACGGCCGGATACGACCAGACCTCGATCTGCTACGAGCAGTATCGGTACGGCAAGGATGTGCAGCGCGGCGTCAAGGCGGATCCGAGCTACTTCTACTTTTGCCGCGAAGCGCCGGCGGATGCCGACTGGACCGATGAGGAGGTCTGGAAGATCGCGAATCCAGGTCTGGGGAAATTCCTCAGTCTTGACTCGATGCGCGAAGAGTGCGAACTGGCCAAGAATTTGCCGAGCTACCAGAACACATTCCGCAACCTGTACCTCAACCAGTGGGTCCAACAGCAGACGCGGGCGATCGACCTGGCGGCCTGGGACGCATGCGCTGTTGAGACGCTGCCGGACCTGTCCGGCGTGCAATCCTTCGGCGGCCTCGATCTGTCGGAGACGACGGACTTGACGGCCTTTTCGCTGGTGACCGTCTTCAAAGCGCCGTTTGAACTGGGCCCGGAGTTCGAGGGGAAGACACTCCGGGCCATCGAGAACTGGTTCTGGCTGCCGTCGGAGCCATCCGTGATTGAACGGGCCCGGCGCGAGGGCGTCGACTATGACGCCTGGGCCGCAAGCGGGCATGTCCGGCTGTGCCCTGGCAAGGTAGTCGACTACAACCAGGTCATTCACGAGATCGGTGAGATCTGCGTCGGCCGAAACCTGCAGTGCATCGCGTTCGACCGTTGGGGCTCGCTGGGCGTCTGGAAAGCGCTTGAGGCTGCCGGCCACAAGGTGGTCCAGTTCGGCCAGGGCTACGCGTCGATGTCGGCGCCGTGCAAAGAGCTGCTTTCGTCGATCGTGGGCGGCAACGTAGTTCACGCAAACGATCCGGTGATGCGCTGGATGATCGATTGCGTGGAAACCGCGGGCGATGGCGCGGGCAACATCAAGTTCGTGAAGCCGGACCGGCACAAATCACGGAAGCGGATTGACGGCGTGATCGCGTCGGTGATGGCGCTGGCGCAGTCGATGGGCGCGAAGCCGGCGGCGAAATCGATTTTCAGTGAGGAGGTTTTCAACCAGTGGCACTCGTGACTCTGGCTCTGGGCGCTCTGGATGCCGGCGTCGACCTGCTGGCGGCCCCGATCCGCAAAGAGGAGACGTCCGGAACGGCGAGGCCCGCGGGATGGCTGTTGGAAGCCGTGGGCGGTGGTCCGACGGCGTCGGGTGCGACGGTGACCGAAGATACGGCGATGCGCCTGGCGACCGTTGACGCCTGTGTATCGCTGCTGGCGGAGATGATCGCGGCGCCGCCGCTCGAGCAACTGCTCGAGACCGAAGACGGCCGGCAGAGAGACGTCGGGCATTCCAACTTTGACCTGCTCGCCACCAGTCCGAATCCCTGGCAGACCAGCTTTGAGTGGCGCGAGTTGATGATGGTCGATCTTCTGCTGGCGGGTAACCACTACAGCGAGCTGGTGATGAACTCGGCGCGCTATGTGACCGACATCCTGCCGCTGAACCCGACTCGAATGACCGTCATCCGCCGCGGCCAGGACAACCGGCTTTACTACAGCTACAACGATCCGGATCGTGGGAGCCGCGAGCTGGATCAGGATCGCGTTTTGCATGTCCGCGGCAAAGGCCGGGACGGCATTAAGGGCATGAGCGTGATTGCCGCGCATCGGGAAACGCTTGGCCTGGCAATGGTAGCGCAGGAATACGGTTCGCGCCTGTTCAGCAACGGTGCCAATATGAGCGGCTTCTTTGAGCTGCCTCCGCAGATGTCGGAGCCTGGCGCGCAGGCCAACTTCATTCGGTACCTCGAGAACCGGCATCAGGGCATCCGGAACGCCAATCGCTTCGGCGTGATGGACTCCGGAACGAAGTTCCACAAGACCTCGATCGATCCCGAGGACGCGCAATTTCTCGAGCTGCGGAACTACCAGCGGGCCGACATCTGCTCGATCTTCCGAGTCCCGCCGCACATGATCGGCGACCTGTCCAGGTCGACGAACAACAACATCGAACACCAGGGGATTGAGTTCGTTACGCGCCGCCTCGTTCCACTCGGCCGCCGGCTGGAACAGGTCCTCGAGCGGGATCTGCTGAGCAGCATGGAGCGGCGGCGCCGGGCCATCCGGTTCGACTTCAGCGAGCTGCTGCGAGGCGACCTGAATAGTCAGGCGAAGTTTTTCTCGACCGGGCGTCAGTGGGGATGGCTGTCAGCGAATGACGTGCGACGAAAGCTCGGCGAGAACGGCATCGGGGCCAAGGGTGACCGGTATCTGGAGCCGGTGAACATGGTTGCGGTCGGCGAGAAGCCGGCGAAGAAGGGAGTCACGCAGTGAAGCAAATCATCGTGACGGACGAACAGTTTCGTCACTTGCCGGCCGAGCAGCGCGCCGACGCCATTCTCACAAAACAACTGCTGCCGGTGATCAAGGCCATGGGCGAGCGTCAGATCAAGTTTGTGATCTCGACTGAGGCCGTCGATCGGATGAATGACACGATCGCCGCCGATGGCTGGGCCCTGGCGAATTACCTGAGGAATCCCGTTGTGCTGTGGGCTCACATGCGCGACGCTGTCCCGCTGGCTAAGGCGCCGGCTACCGCTGTTGAAGGGAAGGCGCTCGTGAGTGTGGCTGAGTTCGCCAAGTATGAATTCGCCGACCTTGTCTACGAGCTGACGCTGGGCGGATTTCTGAATGCGGCCTCGATCGGCATGCGGCCGCTCGAGTACGCATATGTCGAAGAGTCAGCCCGGCCCTGGGGCATCGACTTCAAGCGGCAGGAGCTGCTCGAGTGGTCAATTGTGCCAGTGCCTGCAAATCCGGAGGCCCTCTCGCAAGCGAAGGCGGCCGGACACAACATCGAACCGCTCATGAAATGGGCGACGGATATTTTGGCGGTCGGTTCGCCAACAGTTAAAGGCCTAACGCCTTTCCATGCTGTCAGCGAAGCGGCTGCTCGGCTTACCCTAACCGCCGGTTCCCGCCGGTGAGGCAATAAGAGAGGACTATCAGATGGCATTTCGGACAATCAGAGACCTCCAGGACCTGCGGAAAGAGGAACTGGCGAAGATCGATGTGTTGAAGACGGCGGCGGAAGCTGCCGGGCGCGACGGCTACACCGCCGACGAGATGAAGCAGGTGGATGCGCACCTGGCAAATGCTGCAGAAATCCAAAAGCAAATTGACCTCCGTCAAAGAATCCAGGAGGCTGAACTGCAAAAGACGGCGGAAATTGCCAAGCAAGTCATTGTGACGGAGAACCGCGAGCCCGGCTCTTTGTTCGCCAATGTGGTGCGCGCGATCACTGGTGCCAAGAATGAGGCCGTGCACCCGTCAGTATATGCCAGGGACGTGCTCAACGATGAGCGCGTGGCGAAGGCGCTGAGCGCTGGTGGCACGACGGCGGGCGGCTACATGGTCCCGAGCGACATGACGTCCGAGGTCTACAAGGCGCTGGTGGCGAAGGCCGTCGTGCGGCGCGCCGGCGCTATCACGGTTGGCATGCCGGTCGGCAATTTGAAAATGCCGAAAATCAACACTGGCAGCGCCGCCAACTGGATCGGCGAGAACGAAAATGTCGTGAAAACTGAGCCGGTGATCGGGCAGGTTGCGCTTTCGTTCAAAAAGCTCGCGGCGCTGGTGCCGATGAGCAACGACTTTTTGCGGTACTCCACCCCGAGCACGAACGGGCTGATTCAAAGCGACGTTGTGCGTGCTCTGGCGGCCAAAGAGGACGTTTCGTTCATTCGCGGCGCTTCTGGTGGCAGCAACCCCATTGGCATCGCCAATCACGTCGCTGCTGGCCAAAAGGTCGCCATGACTGCGACTCCCGACTTGGACAAAATCACCAAAGACCTGAACAACTGCCGCCGGCGGGTTGTGGCTGCCGATGTCGACCTGGAAAAAGCCGGCTGGCTGATGTCGCCGCGCACCATGTTCTATCTGGCTGGCCTGCGCAACAGCCAGGGCGCTTTGGCTTTCCCAACGATCGATGAAAACGGGACGCTGCACGGCTATCCCATCCACATGACGACGCAGATTCCCGAAAATCTTGGTGCCGGCACGAACGAGACGGAGATCTACTTCGTCGAGTTCACACACTGCATCATCGGCGAGGCGCTGAACATTTCGGTCGCGGTCAGTGATCAGGCCGCGTACCACGATGGCAGCAACGTCGTCTCCGCCTTTAGCCAGGACCAGACGGTCATTCGGGTCATCGAGGAAGTCGACTTTGGCCTGCGGTTCGACAAGTCGGGCTCGATGATCACCGGCGTCACTTGGTCCTAACCGCGAATAACCACCCACGACAGCCTGGCCGGGATTCGTTCACGGGTTTCGGCCAGGCACCTTCGAGAGGTTAGCAATGAAGGCAATCAAGTTCACCCGAAACTGCCACGTCTACAACGCCGGGGAAATCGCCGGATTCGAAGACAGCGCCGCCGAGGCTTACATCGCTGCCGGCGCCGCAGTTCCGTACGAAGCGCCAGTAGTGCCGGACACTCCGGCAGAGCAGCCGGCAGAGCAGCCGAAGAAAGGCCGTCGCGGGTGACCTATACCGTTATCACTCCTCCGTCGACGCAGTGCGTCAGCTCCTCCGAGGCCATGGCTCATTTGAAGCTCATCGGCTCGGCGGATGCCGACGTCCTGCTCAAGCTCGCTGGCGCGATCCGCATTGTCGAGCGCAAATGCGGCCCGATCGCCGAGCAAACTGTGAAGGCGACCTATCAGCAGATGCCGACGAACTACCGGTTGCTGCTGCCTGCGTTTATCGCCAAGGAAGTCACTGCGGTGACCGAAGATGGCGACGCAGTGAATGCGGCCGATTACGAGTTGGAACAAACCGATTACGGCGCTGTGCTGAAACTGAAGCGCAGCCTGGCTGTGCCGATCGCCGTGACGGCCGTTCTGGGCTGGCCGGCCGCCAGTGTGCCGGCGGACATCAAAGCCGGCGTTCTGATCATGCTCGGGCATCTGCACGATGTCCGGCAGCTCGCCGTGGTCCGCGGCGGCGGCGCGCCGGAGCTGTGGCCGATGACGGTAGAAAGCCAGTGCAGCCTCTACCAGTCGTGGATGCGCCTGGTGGTGCAACAGCAATGAGACTGGCGATCAGTGAGTACTCGCATCTGGTGAAGATCCTGACCCGGCCGAAGTCGGTCGGGCCGACAGGAGGCGAAGTGTTTGGGACGCCGACAGAAACCGCCCAACGCTGGGCGCATGCTGTGCCGCAGGCCTCACGGCGGTGGCAGCAGCTCCAGACAGCCTATGTCGAACTCCGGGCGGCATTCGTGTTGAGGCAGGCGACGGACGTCAAGGTCGGCGACATGGTCGAGCATGCCGGGAAACGGTTCGTGGTGATTGCCATCGAGACTGCCGCTGGATTGCCAGCGGCGCAAAGCTCGGACGTGACGGTGATCTGCAATGCCTACGAGTGATTTCAAAACCGGGAAAGGGATCGTGATCGCCGAGCTGGTCGGGCTGGGCGAGCAACTGCGTCGCATTAATGAGGCCCGCGACTTCTACACCGATTCGGGGGTCCGGGCGGCCTACGACGCCGGAGCGCGGGCGATCGCGGCGGCCGCGAGGTCTGAAGCGCCAGTCAATCGCTATCCGGTCAAGAGTCCCGGCTTGCTGCGCAAGTCCATTGTGGGAAAAGCGTTCGCCATGCCGACCTGGCGGCGATGGGGCCCGGGCGGCTTCGCGCAGGTCACCCTGCGGCGCGGGGCTCGCAACCGAGCGCCGCACGCCAACATCATTGTGCCGGGCAGGAAGGCCCTGGTGGCGAAGCCGGGCAAGCGGCTCCGATTCAATACGGGCGGTCTCATCGTGAATGACAGGATCGTTGACGGCCAGCGCTTCGCGCCGCGGGTCGCGGCGGTGCCTCCCAACGATTTCTGGCGGCGCGGCATGCAGAAGAGCGCCAGGCGAGCCGAGCAGCGCGTCATCGTGAGCCTCGAGCGCGCCTGGAACAAGAGGGTGAAGGGATGACGATTGAGGCCTGCCTGTACAACGAATTGGCCTCTGCCGCCGGCGTGGCCGCCCTGGTGGAAACCCGGATCGTGCCGCAGTTCGCGCCCGACTTTCCGGAGGACCAGACGCTGGCCACTGTGAAGCCGCACCTGGTCTACGCTCTGCGCGATGCGCAGGTCCAGAATGCGATGGCGTTCCAGAAGATCAGCGAAGTGTTCGACGTGCTCTGCTGCGCGAACAACTTCGACGCGATGTTGGCTTTAGCCGAGGCGGTCGTTGTTGCGCTACATGGGCGCAAAGGACTGTTCGGCGGCGTTGGAGGCCTGGAGATTCAGGGGTGCTTCCTCACGGAGTACTCGGATCAATCCTCCTACGATCTTGGACTGTTTGCCCGACGGCTCACATTTGCCGTCGACCGAATTCGAACGTAAAGGAGATCACAGATGGCATTTGCACCGAAGCCGGTCGCCGGCAGTAAGCTGAGCCGGAAGACGGGCCCTTCCACGTATGCGCTGATCGAGGGGCTTGAGGGTTTGGAGCTGAGTGGCGGCGAGCGGGAGGAACAGACCGTCCGTCCGATGAACGCCACGTCGCCAATTACCCTCACCGGAGCGATCGGGGCGCTAACAGCCAGCGCAGTGCTTTACTACAACCCGAGCGACACCGTTCATGCCGCGATGGCGACGGCCTTCGCGAACAACAGCGAAGAGACGTTCAAAATGGAGCAGAGCGACGGCGTCATCTTCTACTTCAAGGGCTACATCAAGACGCAGCTCAAGATTCCTAACTTCCCGGCTGGCGGTGTCATCCAGCATAATTTCGCGATCGGCCTGTCGTCTGACAGGTCGGACACTGAACTCTGATGCCCGCGTTCGACGGCGTAGAAATCACGGTCGGAGGGCAGGCCACTGCCCTCCGCTTCGGACTGAAAAGTCTGATGAAGCTCGACAACGAGCTGGGCGAAAAGCACGGGCTGAAAGAGTCGATTCTAGCGCCAGTGACGCTCGATGTCGGCGACGGCCAGCGCTGGCACACTACGCGCTTGACAGAGTGGCTCAGTGACATGAGCCCGGGCTACATGCTGCGCTGGGCGCAGTTCGTTTACGCCGGCGTGATCCACCTGGGCCGATATGCCGATTTCGACGCGTTTCTGGACGCGATCACCGAAGAGGAGTTGGGCGCGGCCGTGGCTCGCATGGCAGAGGTGCTGCGGGAGCAGTTGAGCAGCGGAGCTGCGAAGCAAGAGGGGGCGGCGGCAGCAAGCCCTTTATCTCCCGAGATCAATTCTGGCTCGACCTCTGGGCATTCGGCCGAGTCGACTTGAGGCTGAGTAATGAGGAGTTCTGGGGGCTGACGCCGCGCGAACTGGCGGCGCTGGCTGATCACTACTTGAAGCGCATGAGGGCGGCAACAGGAACACGATAGTGGCCAACGATCTGCGAGTCAAACTGAGCACTGACATTTCGAGCTTCTCCGCCGGCCTGCGCAAAGCCTCGCAGGATGTTGAGTCGACGGTGAAGCAGATGAAGGCCCAGTTCGGCGGCCTCGAGACGCTCGGGTCCAAGCTGAACAGCATCGGATTTGCCGGTCTGGCCGGGATCACGGCGCCCATCGTGGCTGCCGGCGTGGCGATCACCAAAGTCCGCGGGGACATCGATTCACTCGAGCGCGGGTTGGTTGCGATCACCGGCAGCTCCGACGAAGCAGCGCGTCAGTTCGCCCGGTTGCGCGAAGTGGCGAAGCTGCCGGGCCTTGGGCTCGAGGAAGCCGCCCGAGCGTCCATCAATCTCCAGGCCGTGGGGTTCAGTGCGAATGACGCAGAGCGCAACCTCAAGGCGTTTGGGAATGCTCTGGCGCTGGTCGGCCGCGGAAAGGCCGACCTCGAGGAAGTGGTCCGGCAACTCGGCCAGCTGGCCAACCGCGGGAAGGTTACTGCCGACAACCTGAAGCCGATTCTCGAGCGTGTGCCGCAAGTGGCCTCGATCATCAAAAAGGAATTCGGGACGATCGACACCGAAGTTCTCCAGAAGATGGGCGTGTCGAGCCAGCAGTTTATCTCGGTGCTGCTGCAAGGACTGGAGAAACTCCCCACTGCCACGGGCGGCATTAAGAACGCGGCCGAAAACGCCAGCGACGCGATGAAGGTCGCCTTGAGCGACATGGGAAGAAACCTGGAGCCAGTCATCGTGAAGTTCTATGACTTTGGCTCGGCGGCCGCCGAGAACGTTTCGAAAGCCGCGAAATCGTTCTCGGATTTGCGCCCGGCGACGCAGGACGCGATCTTAGGCATCACTGCTGTGGCAGCGGGCATTCCTGCTGCGATTTTGGCGCTCGGGAAACTTGTTGAAATTGGCGTCAAGGTCAAAGCATCGGCTGCAATCATTGTCGCTGCGTTTGCCGGCGCAAAGGGTGCCGTAGCTGCGTTCGGCTCCATTGTGGCCGCGGTGTTTGGCGGCCCGGTCGCTCTCGCCGTTGCGGCACTCGGCACGTTGGGAGCGGCGGCGTATCAGATGGGGCGGCTACGCCAGGCAAATCAAGAGGCCGCTGGCAGCGCCAACTATATGGAAGCGGCGGCGAAGAACCTGGCCGCGTCGATGTTGCCGCTGCCGAAGCGTGCGGAGGAAATCGCATCAGACTTTGGCATCATGGCGGCGGCGCAAAGGGAAGCCGCAGCTGCCGCGAGAAGCTCTGCGGAAGCGCATAAGGTCATGTCCGGCCGGCTCCAGGAAGTCGTCACCTACCAGGAGATGCTCAACGAGGCGTTGGGGTCGATCGGGAAGCAGAACGTGGCGGCGGTGATTAACGCGACGGCCGAAGCGATGACAGCGGTGGCCGACATCGGACCGGCGGCGATTGCCGCTGTGCAGGGATTTGCCGACGCACTCGCGCGGGCGGGTGTCGACGGCGAGAAAGCAGCGGCGCAGATCAAACAATTTGAGGCAGGCCTGCGGATCATCGAGCGCGTGAAAAGCGGTCAGTACCGCATTGAGGCTGGCGACCTCATCTCTGTCGACTATTCGAAACTGCAGCTGCCTCCGATCGACACCAGGCCGGATATCCTCGCTGTGCCTGGCGATACCGCTGTCCGAGCAGCTCGCGAGATCGACAAACTGCGAAAGATCTGGCGTAAGCAGACGGATGGAATCGCGAGCGATACGCGACGTTCGTTCAGTGAGGTGTCCACCGTAGTCACCGATTTGAGCCGCGACCTGGCCAAGCTTGCGTTTGACGGCGGCAAATTCGGCGACGTCATGAAAGGGGTGGCGAAATCAACCGGCGAAGCGTTGTTCCGATACCTCTTCCAGCAAGCGCTACAGCCCATCGGCAAAGCGCTGGATGGAATTATCGCCAGCATCCCTGGCCTGAACAAGCTCTTCGGCGCAGTCGCCTCGAGCGCAGGGCCGGCCGCGGCCTCTGCGGGCGCATCGGCCGCTGGATCTGCGGGTTCTGCTGGCGCCGCGGCCTCTGCCGGTCTGACGGGCATCGTCGGCGCTGTGGCGGGTGTCGCCAGCGCCATCTCCGGCATCGTCGGCAATTTCCAGATGAAGGGGATGAACAAGAGCCTCGATCTCATCGAGCACGAAACCAGGTACTCGCAGATTCACCTGCTCAACATCCTGGAGAAGCTCAACGCGCATCTCCCGGGGATTGATGACATTCACCTCCGACTGCAGGAGCTGCGTCAGTTCGGCATTGGTGTGTGGCCGCAGCCCGGCTACAACTGGGCCCCGGCGGGCGGCGGCAATGCGACCTCAATCACGATTCAGGGCCAGTTCTACGGCGGGCCATCGGGCCTCGATCAGCTCGCCGACGCGATCGCTGAACGCCTCCGGCTGAGGGGGGTGATTCCGAAGTCATGATTGTGAAACTGGGCGGCGTCGACCGCTCCGACCTGATCACCGATGACGGCTGCACGGTAACGGCTACGCTGGGCGGCCGTTCCAACGCCGACTTCCAGACGTATGACCGGACGCGCACGTTTGAGCCGTTTGTTGGCCAGGATGTCGTTGTCGAGCACGGCGCTCATCGACTGTTCGGCGGTTCGATCGAGTCCGTTGGCCGGGAGCTGTGGACGCAAACACAGCATCTGTTTTTCCAGGCCAACTGCATCGATCACCACCGCATCCTGGACAGGCGGAGCGTCGGCCAGCGCGAATGGACGGATCAACCGGCGGGCGGCATCGTCTCCGACATCGCGAACACGAACCTCACGGACGAGCTGGTGGACATCAGCAACGTGCAGGCCGGGCCGACGATTGAGAAGTTCATTGCCGATTACCCGATGGTGGCGGAGGCCGTCGACCAGGTCGCGAAACTCGCGCAGATGTTCTGGTACGTCGACCCGTTTAAGCGTCTGCACTTGTTTACGGCCGGGTCGAGGCCCTGTCCGGTCTCATTCGCAGCGACCTGCCTGAACGCAGAGAAAATTGAAGAGATCAGCTCGCGGGACGGCTACGCGAACAAGGTCGTCATGAAGTTCGGCCAGTACGTCCGCGCCGAGCAGACTGCCAAGTTCACATCGGCTGGCCGGCTCGATGAGAACGGCGAAATCGCCGAGCCCATGTTCGCGCTGAACGGGGATCGGCAGAGCTTCGAAGTCACCTATCAGGTCGTTTCGGAGCCTCGCGTCTATGTCGCCGGCATCCTGAAGACGATCGGCATTGAGGGTGTCGACGAAAACAAGGACTGGTACTGGTCGAAGGGATCGAAGACGATCCGCCAGGACGCAGGCGATGCGCCGCTCTCCGCCAGTCAGACGCTGTACGTCTCGTACCAGGGCCAGGACGCCGTCATCCTGTCGGCTCAGAACAATACCGAGATCGCGCTGCGGGCTTCGCTTGAGGGCAATTCCGGCATCTATGAGACGATCCGCGAAGCGGCAACGGCGGTTGCATCGGCTGATGCGTCGCAGTTGGTGGAGTCGATTCTGGCGCAGGTCGATGAGCACAGCCGGACAATCCGGATCGACACGAATACGCTCATCGAACCCGATTGTGTGGCCATCCAGCCAGGCCAGACGATCAACTTCGCTGTGCAGGGGTACACGTCTGGACAGTATCTGGTGCGCCAGGTGCGCTGGTCTCCAAGCCGCCGTTTCATCGGCGAAGTCGAATGCTCACTCGAGGCCGTCTCGGGCCCGATCGTTGGCGATGCTGTCAGCTTCTTCCAGGGCCTGGCGCAGGCGCAGGGCATCACGGCTTCGCCTGGCGTGATCCGGCCGCCGGATGCGCCGGCGGCGCCGCAGAACGTCGAACTCACGGTTGTGGAGACCGCAACCACCTACACGCCGGCGGCGACTTGGGATCTCCCCGCGGATAACAGCGCCACCGCGTCATGGGAAGTGCAGTTCCGCGAGTTCAATGACGTTGATTTGACCGATCCGATCGATGAATGGGCGCCACTCGGATCGGTGAATGACGCCGCGGCGATCGAGCTGGTTGGCGCGCCCCTGCCGAAGCGCGCCGCCTCGCTGTGGCCTCTGGTGCGTGTGCGGGCGATCAACGTCGATAACGAGCCTGGGTCATGGGTCGAATCCGTCAACACTCTTGAGGTCGGTGCGTTTGTCGCGGGCGCGGCCGACCCGGCGCCGAACGTGACGGCTGTTTCTGCGGCCGTCACGTACAACGGCGAGTACTGGACGATCTCTGGTTATGTCACGTGGCCGACTGATCGAGCGAAGATCCGGAGGGCGCGGATCCGCGTCGTCGGACCGATAGGGTCCGCGGAGGAGGCGAACAAGCCCTTCGACGAAGTGGATCCGCCGGCGAGCGGAAACACGCAATACAGCAGCGATGGGTCCTGGAAGCGCGGCGCCGGCGGAGTTTTCGCTGTCGAAGTCGAGGTGGAGAACGTGGACGGCGTGATCACGGCCTCGCCGACTCGCAGCGCGAACGTCACGGTCTCTGCTGTATCCAACAGCCTGCAGGTCGCCGGGTTGGTTGTAGAGCGGCATCCGGACACACGAAATGCAGATGGCGTAGAGATCTATGGCGTGAAGGGCAGCTTCACGCAACCAGTTTCGCCGGATTGTGACCACGTCGAGCTGTTCATCCAGACGATCAGCGATCCGGCGGACAAAGAGCGCGGGCCCTTCACAAAGACCGACAGCGGCGGCGGCGACAACGGCCAGGTGGTGCAGTTTATCAGCGATCTCTGGCCGCTCGTGGGGACCACCGCGTTCACGCTGCGCATTACGGCCTATGTCATCAATCGCGAGGGGCTGCAGTTAACGCCTTCGTGGGTCGATCTGCAGATCCAGCCTGGCGGGGGATCGCTCGAGTTGGGAAGGGCCAACCCCAATAGCCTCGGTTCAGGGGTGATCGTCGGGCCTGACGGCAAGTTTCGCACTGTCGCTGGCCACAACGACAACATGGTGATGAACTTCGGCTTCGAGGATCTTGTCAGCGGCTCCCCGAAGGATTGGACTCTCAGCAACGGCGCGTATGTCGTTGAGGATGTTTACGCCTGGACTGGAACAAAGCGAGTCATCCTGCTAAACAACAACTCGGCGGCAAGCACGGTCCTGATGCCTGTTCGCCCTGGGGCTGTCCTCCAAGGCGACTTTCAGGCAGTGGTGACAGGCGCTCCGAACAAGCCTGATTCTACGCTCATCGTGTCAATTCTCATGTTCGACAAGCTCGGGGATTGGCTCGGCGGTTCCGGCGATGCGTTCAACTCGCTGACGGCAGACGAGGTAATGGCTCAGGGCGCGACGGGCACGATCAAGGCGACGGCGACGGTCCCACTCGGGGCGAGTTACGTTAGTCTCGGAATCTCCTGCGATGGCGTCTCGTCCATGAATGGCGGGCACTATGCCATCGACAACGCCTCTTTGCGGGAGATCAGCAGCGTTGCTCCGAGCACGGCGGTTCCGGCGGCGCTTGCGGTAAATGGCCCATTTGAGACGCAAGCTGACCGTAACGGCATTAAACAGTGGTATCTGTTCGCTGCATGGACGGCAGAAGCAGAGACGCCACAGCGCACCTCGATGGAGTTTGAGTTTCAGTACGCAAACTCTTCTTTCGTGCCGACGACAGCGATTCATTCTCTTGGGAAAACGAGCATCGCATCGGGGGGTCTTGACTGCAATCCCCAGCCCTACGGCGCGAGCACTCAGTACGCCGTGGTGTACGGCTACGTCGTAACCAAGGACGGCACAAAGGGGCTTGTCGGTACATGGAATATCACCATTCCTGCGAGCCCGGCGAACAGCCTCAACCTGGGCAATGCGGTGCCTGGCTCGCTCACCGACTCCGGCGTTGGCTCCGGCATCAGCGGATCGAAGATCGTCAACATCCCGGCCGCGAGCGTCGCCGCGGGCCTCGAGTTTGTTTCTGACGTGACGGCCACTCCTGATGCGAACGGCGACCTTGTCATGACTCGCCTCACGGCCGTAGTCCGGAACACGACCGACAACAGAATGTACCGATGGGATCCGGCCACGAGCCGCTACAAGCGAAAAACAGGGACCGACGATCTCTACGCCAACAGCGTGACGTCGCCGATCGTTGTCGCCGGCGCCATCGGTACGCGCGAGCTGTCGACGGTAGAGCTGCTCATCGGCGCCGGTGGAGGAACACCGCCACGCTTCAAGGTTCAGGATTCAGGCGCAAATATGATCGCCTTTATCGGCGACGACTCCGCGGGCTTCATCGGTGGCTACTTCCAGCGCCTACGGGTTGCACCATCGTTTGGCTCATCGCAGCGGCTCGAAGCGAGCGCTTCCGGCGTAGCGCTGGAAAATGTGCCGCTGAGTATCGCCGGCAGTGGGCACCACACTGCCATCAATGCGACCGATGGCGTCAAGGTGACGAGGTCCAGCGATTCTGGCTATATCCAGATCGCTTCAAATTTGTTCCGCGCATCGAACAACCTGGGCACTTCCACGTGCGGAATCGACCATACCGGGCTGAGCAAAGCGATTTCTGGCGCCAGTTTCGCGATGAAGGACATCGGCGCTGATTTTCGTCTGGCCATGTACCCCTACAGTTCCGTTCCGCTGGAGATCGGCGTCAGCTTGAGTGGTGGGCAAGGCTATGTCCGCGACACTGCTGCCGACAGTTATGTCGCGTTCACTGGCTCAAACGCTTACGCCAGCTTCTACCGGTACCGCTTTGGGGAGCTGTACAGCACCGGCACGACGTTTGTGACTGGAGTCACTGAGTACCGTTCCACATATTGGATCCCGAGCAATCTGACCGGCAGCGAGGATCTCCCTGGCGTCATCAGCAAGGTCAACGCCTTGCTGAATGCACTGGCTGGCGCCGGTTTACTCACGGATCTGATCCTGACCTATTGCTCGAATTGGTGGCCAGTCTACAACAGCAGCGGCTCCTATGTGGGGAAAACGCCGTATTCGATTTGAGGAGACCTATGTACAAGATCGAGTTTGAACTGACGGACGAACAATACGAATCCTTCGAAGAGCACCGAAAACAGCAGAAAATCC